CGGCGGGGTTTTCGTCAGGGATAATCCCGGCCATGTCTCGGCACTTGTCCCAAGCACCATGCGCAAACGGACCCTCATACATGTCAAGGACCCATTGGCATAGGCACTCGGTTCTAAACTCAGCTTCGGGTTGCGCCGTAGCTGTTTTGATAACTGCCGGGTCAATAACCCAACCGATAGCCGGGTTAGCTTCTAACCAACCGTCCCGATCCATAATTGACCTGCCGGGCTTAGCTGACCATTCAAACAACCCCACGCTGTCATCATCTTCTGTACCGTCTTTGACTTGTAGGGTCAACCCGTTTTCTTTTTCGTCTTCCCGAACTATCCCGTCAGGGTCACCAAGCGCCTTGTGGGCTTGTTTGCGGTAGTGCATTAGGACCGCTGACGAAATATCGCCCGCGTTGCTCAAACCCCACACTTGGGCGTTAGGGCGGGCAATAATCGTGTTGGCTACAGCCGCCCAAACCACCCAGTTTGTTTGTTCGCGTAGCTCATCCAACAGCACAAGGTCGCTGGATAAACCACGGCCAGCTTTACGGGTTGCGGCTTTAACTAGATAGGTGCTTTCAGTTCGTTCACCTGTTGGCCCCTCACAGGCCACGGTTAGGCTTTTCTTGCCGTTAGTGTTGTTAACGTTGAGGATATAGTTTTTGAGTATCGGGTTACTTTCGACAACCTCAACACAGCCAGCCAGCAAGCCCTCGGCTATAGATAGGTCTTGCGCCGTGCCCACGACGGTGGGTTTACGCAAGCCGAACATAAAAAACAAGCTAATTACCTGCGCCACGGTTGACTTGCCGTTCTGTCGCGCCACCAACAGGAAAACGTATTTAAACCTGAGCCTATGGCCGGGGGCGGTCTCTAAAGCCCTAATCAGAAGGGCTTGCTGGAATGGCAAAAGCTGCACCCCAAGGATGTTTTCAGCGAAAAAAATGCACGCATAGCCTAGGGTTGTTTCAGGCGTCAAAGGGCGTAACGGGGGCGTACAGATGCGCGGTTCCCGGCTGCCTTTAGGCCCGTCATACCCGGCTACCTTGAACTTGCATTTGGCCTCAGCTTGGGCCAGGAACTCCCAATAGTACGCACCTTCAGGGCTGTTCTTATAGTCTTTAGGTAGCGTTGGGGGTTTCAAAACTGTAAAGCCTTTGCAATGTCGTTTTGTAGCTTGTTCATGCCAGTTCCCTTGCCTTGACGCTGTCGGCGTTCCCACGCCGCCCGCGTGTTAGGGGACAAGCCTAACGATTCACTAATTTTGTTGTAGGCAAGCATTAAGTCTTTAATATCCCTAGTCGTATATGACTCTAGGTCTAGCAGTGCGTCATCAATTTTTGACCCCAAGTCGGTTAGCGCCTGAATCTGCCCTGCGTCAGCGCCGGTTAGCCAGTCTGCGCTAGCAATTGCCGCCTTGGTTTCGCCATATAGTGTTTTACTCATTTGTTTTCTTTCCCCACTGCCGCGACTGGTTGCCAATTGACGGCATAGCCTGTTTACCTGTGCCCTTGATCTTGTTGCACTCTTGGTGCGCTATCTGCAAATTAGCGGGGTCTAGGCGCAACTCGGGGGCGTAAATCCAGGGTTTAATATGGTCCACACTTGGCGCGTCCCAATCATTAGGGTTGCGCGTCGTGTAATTAATCGGTTGCCCACACAATGCGCACGGTAGCTTGTTGTAGCGTGCGTTGCGCATAAACGCTTTTTGGACTCTACGCCATCGAGAGCCACGAACTTCTTTGCTCATAGCCCACAGTATACAGTTAACCCCCTTGCTTATTAAACGACTGTCTAATAAAGCAAGGGGGCAACACACCCAATCCCCGACGATGCGTTCATTTAGCATCGCCCTTAAGGAAGATACTACACGCTATCGGCGTTTCGGTCTAGGGCGCATTTTCGACTTATACGCCCGTATTTCGGCGGACGCTTTAGCTAGGATGTCTAACAAAATTTTTTCGTTAGGCAACTTGCGCTCTTCCAACGGCTTTGACCGGCACGCTTCCAGGTCTTCGACTGTTTTCTCAACCGTTGCGACAAGGGCCGCGTAAGCTAAAAGCTCATCCTCAACTAGACGCTCGATGTTATCTTCCTTGGCCAGGAACTCGCCGCGTATATCGTCAAAAACTTGTTTAGCGGTGCGGGCCATTTAGAATACCGAAATGCGGTTGTTGCGCGTTAGCCACTGTTTCTGGTTGGTTGCTTCAACCAGCAGCAACCACGCGACAGCCAAACCGATTACTTGAACAATTTCATCCAACAAGTTTCCGGCGTGTTCCTTGTCATATGTCAAAGCCCTTGCCACCTCGCCGTATTCTTCCATGAACGCCATGATTTTAGAATATTCAATCATTAAAGGGGAATCGAACGTATGTTCGCCGTGCTTAGCCTTGGCGCGCTGCCATTCTGTGTAGGTTAGTTCTGCAAGCTTGTCGGCGGTAATCTTAGGGTCAATCACCTTAAGCATGTGGATAGATGCTTGAATAACAGTGCGGAGGTTGTTAGCGGCCACAGCGGGCTTGTACTTGTACCAAACACTGTTCATGTAGGCGTTAAACGCGGCGGTCATGTCCTTTAATGCCGCGAACGTCTTAAACTCGAACTGCGCCTTAGCTAGTTCTTCACCTGCCAGGTTCGGGAACGCCTTTAGGTGGTATTCCTTGTCTGGCGTGGATAGCCAAAGGGCTTTAACGGTTTCTTTAAACTGTTCTTCCATTTTCTGTACCTCCATTTGTTTAGAACGCGGGGCTTTGCGGGTTAGCGTCCCAGCTTCCGGGGTTGTAGTCGTAGCCGTTGCCGCGCGGTTGGGGCTGATAGCCGCCTTGCTGAGACTGGTTACTGTAGTTGCCGTTAGGGTTGACCATGACGCGGGCGCAAGCGGTCTGTAGGCTAAGCCCACAGTGATCAACGTTAATGCGCTCATTGGTGCGCTGACTGCCGTCCTTAGCCGTGTAGAACTCGGTGGTTTTACGGCCAGCCACAACAACGCGGTTGCCCTTGGTTAGGCTTTCGGTGATGTTTTCGGCCATCTTCCCGAACGCTGTGCAAGAGTAATAGCAGGTGCCCACATCCTGCCAGCTACCGTTACGCTGTTCACGGTAGCTAACCGCCACGGTGAAGAAACAGTACGGCTTGCCGCCGTTCTGGCTAAACTTTAATTCGGGATCACGGGTTAGGTTACCCTCGGTAATGATATAGTCCACCATTATTCCTTTTCTGTGCGTTTCCATAATCGTTCGATGCGAGTGTCGAACCAGCTCAACACCCACGCCATTAATAGTATCGTGAAGAAAACGGCGGTCAAGGAAGAAACAATTAATGAGACCAGCAACACAGTTAGCCAGAATGGGCCTAACCCAACCAGCAAAGCGGCCCCTTTACTAGCGCTAACAGCCAAGGCCACGCTCATTTGTTCTTCACTTCTTCCAGCAGCATTAGCACCCACACTACAACCCCCATGAACACGGCCAGGCCGAACCCAATAGGGATAAAAACTAGTGTGGCCGCGAACGTACCAGTCATATAAGACACGGCCCCAGCAAGCCAAGTAGCCATAGCCTAATCACCGTTTCGTAAACCGGCTACGAATGTAAGCGCGCAGCAAGCAACAGTAACAACTAAGAGCAGCAACTTAATAAGACACATTCCCGCTATTCCTTAACGTCATCAGCCGCTTGGGTGTCTGCCTCACGCTTCTTGCAAGACCGACACTTACGACCCGACTTGAACGCGCTAGCCCAGTCGCCACTGCATTCCATCAATGTGTAGCTAACAACAATGGCTAGGGTAAGCCAAAAAGAGGCGCTCATTTTGTTTCCTTTCGGTTCTTGTCGGCTTCGCGCTTCCTGCGACGCTCATATCGCCAATCGCTAACATTCTCGCATACTTGCACGCAAACCTCGCACACATAGGCGGCGGCGGCTAGAATACAGAACCACACGAACGGGGCGGCCCAAATAATCACAGCCCAAGTAGCGAACGTGCTCATTTGGTTTCCTCACTTTCTTCTTCTATGATCTCGGCTTCTTCGTAGATAGCCCCACCAACAACCGGGGTAGCGTCAGCTTCGGGCACATCGTTCGGCTTAACCTTACTCGGCTTGCGTTTACGCTGCATAGGCTTCACCTCAGCCTCGCCAACGTTAACCGATTCTTCCTCAACGCTAGACAAGCCAGCCAAAACTTCAGGCGCCCCACGCTTGCACGCTTCAGACAAGGCGCGCGCGTACAACATTTGTTGTGGGTTAGTTGCGTACTTCTTGTTAGACAAGTAGCCGGCTTTGCGGGCGCGC